TCAAAACAAACCCTCTGTAGTTGCAACCTTCTTTGATGCGCGTGGCGCTGGCCAAGCCTTCATTCCTTTGGCCGGATAGAGCGTCAACATCGATCGCGCAACCTCCGGATCTTTGCAGTCGAGCCAGGCATCGTATTCACCGGCCGGCACGATCACCAGGCTGCGCTTTTCATCGCCCGGTTTGTGGAATCGCTTCATCAGCGGATGGTCGTCGGCGTTGATTGTGATCTGCGTAAAAGAGAAAGACTGCCCGCCTTCCGGCTCATCCCACGCGCGCCAAAGTCCGGCCACACAAAACTCGGCACCGTCTTCCATGCCGATGGCCCAGCGCTCCGCCTTACCCGATTCGTAATTCGGTTCGTAAAACCACGACGTCGGCAACAGGCATGTTTGCCCCTGGCGCCATGCTTTTGAATAGGATTGTTTTTGCCCGATTGTTTCGGCCCGGGCGTTCATGGTGGTGAAGTGCTTCGCCGCCGGCGGCATGTGCGCTTTGGGCAGCATGCCGTATGTGCCGACGATCAATTCCGGCGCGCCATCATTCCCGGCGCGGATTATCGGTGCGGCATAGTCTTGCCAGACCTCGCCTGGCCAATCCGGCAAACCGGTGGTGAAGACCTTTACCAGTGCATCGATCCGTTCTTTCCTGGTGGGGGCGTAATTGACACACATGGCACTCTCCCTAGTGATAGGGAGGATTCTACTTCAGCCATCGAATGACGCCGGGTCAGACTTCAAGCGATACAGCATCTGATGGATAGCCGCATAATTGCCGCCGACCTCCTGAGCCCAAGCCATACGAATTTGAATGATGTCCTGAAGATCTTGGGATAGCATGAAGTGCAACCGTCGAATTTCCCATAGCAATTCCTGCACCACTGGGTCGCTATTGGTGCGCGAAAGCTCTTGGAGCCTCTTGTATTCTATGGATGGACGAAGGTTTTTCATATTCACAAATACTGTGCATAAACACAGTATATCGCAAACAAAAATCGCCGACCAAGACATTCTAGGATGACGCAGAAAAACAAAGACCCGCTTTCGCGGGTCTTTGTTTAACAACAATTCAAACAGCGTTTAAGCAGCTTGCTTCAATACCTGCGCGTCATTAGGTGTACAAATACGTCGCGCTAACTCCACTACGCCGAAATGCTCTGCAGCGGCATTAAAAGCGAGTTTCACCGCTTCAGTTGCATTTTTCCTTTGTGATTCGGATGATCCTGCAATTTGGATGACTGGAGTATTCATGACTATTTTCCTATTTAATTGTTTTTATTATGTTTAAAATTTAATAACTAACCAACGACCTTCGATTGACACCTTAAAATTTGCACCGCCTGCTGCTGCACGCTTGGGCATTTCAGTAGCAACAAACTTCAAAACCTGCATAAAACTTGCACTACGGCCATATACTTTAACGACACTTGCACGGTGCTTTGGAGTCAACTCAATCGCTCCAATGATGGCGGTAACGTACAATTCTATGACCGTATTACTATCCTTAATGTTCTCAGTATTTGCACCGTCCTCGATGGATGGGCGAACATTGACATCAAGAACTTTTAAAAATCGACGCCCAGTACGAGAGACAATCAGGTTCGCGATCGCGCTTGCAATTGTCTTCCGCCCCTCAAAGATACCATATGCGACGGTTTCTTTGGTTTCATCATTGTATATTGCGTTTTCCTTAGCAAATTCAAGGGCCTTGTAAACTTCAACCGGCGAAACCGCCTGAGTTGTGTCCAAATCGCTCAACCAACTATCGTGCGTTTTCTGCCAAGACTTTTCGTCAAATTCTTTTGTTTCAAAAGGCATCCCACCCCCATTAATTTTATTGATATTGTATGGGCAGACAGTATCCGTTTCGAACGAAGAAAAATCAATTAAATATGGATCAATTACCAGCTTTAATTACATAAAATCAAACGAAACTGAGTATACATACAGCATAAATGTTGAATTTTTGAAATTATTCCGCTACAACCTCTACCCTTCAAATCAACGGCATCAGTCCAACAATCCCAACACAACCCAATAAGGCGACACCAGCAAAGCACAATGATTTGTATCAAAAGCAAAAAACACAATTTATTATAAAAAAGAAAAAGCCCCGACTCCGGGGGAGGATCGGGGCGAAGAATGCAGCTCCGCTTTAGTCAGAGTACTGCATCGAGTCACCGGATAGTGGGGGTCCAAATCCAACAACTTGGGGAAAGAGTAACAGAGTCGCCCTGAGCAACTACGGTAATTTTTCAACCTAAGTGCATGTGTTGCTCGCACACACAAATCAGCTACCAGTTCCATCCTACGGCATCAATCCATTCGCCCGCAACACCGCCTGACAAGCCCGCCCTGTTGCAGCCACCTCCTCCGTCTCCAGAATCAGCGACTTAACAGATCGGTCCAGGCTTTCCGAAAGTACCCGGCCGGCGGAATCGGTGCTGTTGCTGCTTCCGGCGCCGGTTGCTTCGCCGGCTTCGGCAGGTCGGCCACTATCACACCACGCGGCGCCGAGACGCAGGCGCTCAGTAGCAGCGGCAGCAAGACGCTCTTTTGCCATTTCATTGTCTTTCCCCTTGATCAGTTCTGAATAGGCGGCATGCACCGCGGCCACCACGCGGTCGTTTTCTGCATCGCGCGCGGTGATTGCCGCCAGCTGAGCGCTGGTGCGTGCGATCTTGTCGGCATCCCACAGCGCCTGTACTGCGGCGCGGCCGGCGACGTCGCCCTGATGCCTGACAAACATACAGCCACCGGCAAGCGAGGCTGCGATGACCAGGCCGGCGCCAAACTTCCACCAGCCGTTCACGTCAACACCTTCTTGGCACGCCCGAGCAATGCCTCCCGATCCGCAAGGCCGTTCGTGCCGCCGTTGATGCGCTTGGTAATCGTCAGAAAATCGCCCTTGTCTGCCAACTCGTTCAGGCCGTTGTTCCACCAGAACCATGCAGCCGATCGGCAGGCGAATTCAGGCGTTTCCAAGATCTCGGGATGGCTCAATGCATCGATATCCAGCGCCATCAGGCACAGCAGATAGTTGCGCGTGCCGGTGATCTGGATCAAGCCGCGCCCCTTGTAGCGCTGGCCATCGCCATCGGCTTCCGGGGTGTTGCCGAGCCTGGCCGCCAGCTTGCCGGTGTCGTAAGCGGCGCCGCTGGCCAACTCTTTCAGGAAATTCAGCTGCCCAGATTCATGCCCGACCTGCGCCAGAAACATTGCCTGCCGCGCTGGCGTATTGATGCTGAACTCGGCCATCGCCGCATTGAGCGGATCCAGAAACAACAATGCCCGCTTGGCGGCGGGCATGATGGTTTGAAGTTGATGCAGGTTCATGTTGCTCTCCGGTTTTTCAGAAACCAGCTACTCATCACTATGCCGGTCATACCCACATTCAGAATCACTTCGCCGATCTGCGGTTTCGTGTAGCCGTACAGCGGACCGGCCAACACGGCCAGCGCACCGACGCCAAGCACCACATAGAACACGCGATAGAAATGATTGCTCTTGTATGTCATTCGATTCAGCACGCACATGGCATGCGCCAGCATCGCCAGACTGGCCAACAGATTGATCACGAAAAGCGCTGTCATCATTGCGGGCCTCCGTATTTGGTTTTGAGCCACTTGATACCCAGCGGCACAATGGTTTGCGCTGACAAGCCGATACCGAACGCACACAACCAGCGCAGCGCGTCACCGGTCTTGGCCGTCCAGGCCGCGAACTCAAGAACGCCGACGTAGGCAACTGGTGTCGCGTAGCCGGCTACCAATGCGCTGGTAATTACCGAGATCGCCATCTTGGTCCGCGTGGTCTGCTCGAAGAACGAAAGCGCCACCAAGCCGCCGGCCATGCCAACCAGCAGCAGGTCGTATTGCAGGCCAAGAAACGAGCCGGTGATCGTGATTGTCCCAACGGTGTATGCAGCTGCTGCCGCACCTCCTGATGTTGGCTCTAACATCTTTCCCCCAAAGAAAAACCGCCCGAAGGCGGCCTGATTAATCGCTAGTACAGACGTCTACACAAAGGTCACTGCGTTGCAGAACAAATCGTCAACCTGCTCATCTGTCAAGCCTATTGTTGTCGCAAGAAGAGCAACAAATTGACTTCCTCGCTCAACAGCCGTTGAGAACTGCCAAGCCAATTTAGTTGCCTCATCACCGGCGGCGACAGCCTCTTCAACTGCCGACAACAGACCGGCGGCAAGCAGCGCGCGACGCGCTTGTAACGGTGTGACCGAATACGGCACCGGCGTTGGCATCAAAGTCCAACCGCCAACTCCATCGGGCGTATATTTTTCCCTCGGATCTGGCGGATCGGGATATTCCGTGTCGCCATCAAGGCGTAATCCGTCGTAGTAACCATATTGCTTATTGAAATTGCCCATCTAAAAAGCCCTTTCTACGAAAATCTCGGTGTCCCACGATGCTGATGCAAGCGAACTCAACGTCGTCGGAGCGGAGGCTGGACTAGGAGCAACACCGATCGTTTGCAGCGTAATGAACGCAGATATATTTCGGTCCAACTGCTGAGTTGGATTCACTGGAAATACTGTTGCTGCATTGAAGTATGTAAAAGCAGGAATTTTATTGCCGGGAACGTATCCGAAATCGGGGGATTTATTAATCCAATTTGCAACAAGTTTCTTTCGATCAGTGCCGATATTATCGGGATATAAGGTACGACTATTTGCCGCCTGGATTCCAGGAATTCTGATGTAATACGTTCCACGCAATGCGTAATTGACGACGACAGATATCGCCGACGCTGCCGTGACAACCTCACCCACATACAGGCGATTTTTTGCCGTAAATACCGGATTGCTTCCAGCCTGAACTGATGCGCCAGTGACCTGATACATCGTCATGTTGGACGTGTTGAAAAAATCACCTTCCACCAATCCTGCTGAGACTGGCGGTATAAAAGTTGCCCCCCCAGGATATCGGCAATAAGGGGAAAATCGAAACTCATCGATGTAGCCAACTCCGAACCCCTGACCGCCAAAATAGTGTTGTCCAATTCCGAATCCATTAGGTGAGCTAGAAATTTTCAGCGTACTTGTAACCGTCGAATCTAGAGCGCCGTTGATAATCAGCCGATAGGCGCCCGCGACCCCATCGTAAGTTATCGCGACATGATTCCATGAAGCCACATTTAAACTTGCGGTGCTTGTTCCATTGACGATATCGTTGTTGGAAGCGCTTGATAACGTCCAGACGATCTTGCCAGCAGCATTCACATAAGCACCATTGTTCAGCGCGGGAGCGAGAAAGCCAAATAGACTAGACACAGCGGAAAAAGCCGGAAGATAAAAATAAGATTCCCAGGTCCAACCGTTCGCCGGCATTGTATTAAGCCCAGCGCACTTGATGTAATCAGTGCTACCGTTAAGAGCGTTGTTCGCTCCCGAACCACCGAGTGCCAATGTTCCACTGCGTACTTGGTTGCTCTGCAGCTTCGCACCGCCAGCGCCCGTCCATATATTTCCATAGTCGTCCAAAAACGACGTGGACCCAACGCTTCCCTCAAAATGCAAAAGCGCTTGCCTGGACTTGTCAAACGTAGCGCCATATTGTGGAGGAACCACGGTCTTTCCCCACGCAACACTAGTCGGCGAAACGTAATCGGCGTAAACATAACTGATATTGCTGGCGGCCAGACCAGCGACAACACCGGCCACGTTTGCAGTCAATCGCGTCAGTAGATTGTTTTCGCCGCCAGCATCGAAGCCGGCGGCGAACGACAATACCATCGGTGTATCGGTGGCCGAAAGATTGAGCGCAAGTCCAGCGCCGGCAGACAACATGCTGGCATAACCATTGGCATCGGTCGCGCCGCTCAGCACGGTCTGCCGTACCGATGATTTACCAGTACTGACCACCGGCACCGGATTAAGAAACTCAAACTTGTTGGTGCTGGCACGATAGCGAAACGTCCCCGGCCACTTGTCCAGGTAAGCACCTGTCACCAGCGCGCCGCCGTCGGCTGCAACAATAGTCACCGCCGGCAGTTCATCCAATTTGATCGTCGGCGCGATCAACGAATTGGGTCCCATGCAGCGCACCCGTATTTCCATGCCTTCGATCAGTTCCTTCACAGGCGGCGTCATGGTGACGGTCATGGCGTCACCGGTGCCGGCAGCGACTGCAAACTTATCGATGCCAGCCTGAACATCGACGGCACTCGGCACACCCAAGGCGGCGCGTGCGGCTTTCTTGTCGCTGCTGTCGGTACCCAGCAGATCGGCCATGAAATCGCGCAGCGTACCCCATGCCGTTTTCATTTCGGTGACGGTCGGTGCCGGGGTCTTGCTGCCGTCAAAAATATTCTTGCCAGGTAGTAAAGCCATGATGCTCCTTGTTAATAGCCTTGAATGCGAGCGTCCAGCGTGCCGCTCACAGGATTGTTGTTGATGTCAAAACATTTGATCAGCGGGCCGAGCGTGTTGTTCTTGTCGATCCACTTGGCATACACCGCACTGCCGCCATCGGCTTCCAGCGTCAGTTGTACGTTCTTGATTGCGAGGTAGCGTTTGCCGATGGGTAGGCGCGTGCCGGCAGCAGCGATAAACAGATCATTGAACTGCTCCTCTATGTCAGGCACGTCAATCACCGCTCGGCACGCCGCAATCAAGCCCTCGGTTGGACCTTGCCCGGTGCTGAAGCGGAACTGGTATTGCACGGACTGCACCACCACCGACCCCGGCCAGCTCTGATAGACCGCTTCCACACCAAAGAATGGTGCGTCATCTGCGCCATAGAACGGCGCATCACCATCGGAACTGAAGAAGGGCTCGCCGCCCGACACCCGATATTCGATCTGCTGCGTACTGCCTTGCATGTCAAGATCAAGTGTCATCTTGATACCCCTGGCCACAGTTGACGGCGTAAATACCGCTGTCTCGTATGTCATCGCGCGATAGTTGTCCGTGAAGAATGGCGCATCGCCAATGGTGCCGAAAAAGTCAGCGACATCGTTGCCATAGAAAATACTGGTGCCGTCCGCTTTCAGCACGCCATCAGCCACCGTGCCACCGGCGATATGCCCCGGATAGCCCAATTCCTGAAAATCAAAATCCTCCACAACGTTATCGACCAGGGCATCTCCGAACTCGGTCTGGATCAAGGCCGGCGATGCCGAGACCGCCCCGGCGCGATTCACCGCCTTGATCATCAGTGTGATCTGGCCTGCAGGTCGGTTCAGCGCCTGATAGGGACTGCCCACCAGAATCCCGGTATGCAGCGGATTGGCATCACCCCAGCTCTGATTGATGCCGGCGTGATAACGGATCACATAGCCAGCCAGCTCGGCGTCGGTGATCTGCCCCCACGACAGCACGTCGCCATCGATGAAGAACCAAGGCACGTTGGAGGGTGGGCCACTGTTGCCGGTCAGAGCGGTTGACGGCGTCTCGGCCGCACGCGATGCAACGTTAATCGCATTGACCGCCCTCACGCGCACCACGTACTCACCGGCATAGATGCCTCGCACTTCCATGCTCAACGATGCAGTACGGCCGGCATCGACCCATTCGCCGAGATCGCGGCGCCATTCGACCAGATAGGCCGTTGCCTTGTCCGGGGCATCCCAGGCAATCACCATCGTGGTAGTCGATTGCCCCTGCGCGACCGTGTCATAGGTTGACAGCCGCAGATTAAGCGGCGGCACCTGATAGCGCATCGGCACCACCGATTGCGGCCGCGGGGCAATCTTGGTGCCTTCATCGACCAGCGCGAATTTACCCGGCTCATGTTGAGTGGCCGTGATTTCGAAAGTCAGCTTATCTTTTTCTGTCACCGAGGCGATGCGGTACATCGGCGCCATCAAATCGATGTTATCGACGGTCCAGACGGACTGCGCCTGCGGAGGTTCCGAGTAGTCGCTGGCCACCGTGACATCGTCGCCATCGATCGAGGCCACCAAGCGCGTTTCAGATATCGCACTCGGGAGAATGACCGTCAAGGCGTCACCCACGGCAATAACCGGTGCCTTATCGACCGTGATGACGCGCCCATTCACTGCCCGAATACGGCCGCCATTGCGACGGCCCATGCGACGCGAATCCGCGATGCGCACAATCTGCCCAGGCGCAGCCACGGCGCCATCGAGTGCCACCTGGAATTTGATACCGTCGGTTTCCAGACGCGAGGTCGCCAATGCCCAGCGTCCTGCCCGCTGCGCCTGCCCCTGCGAAGTGCAACCGAAAGCAGTCAGTTCCAGCGGTCGCACACCATAGCGTTCCAGACCTTCCTCATCTTCGACGTATTCGACTTTGGCGCGGTAAAAATCGGCCGGATCATTCCAACTGACCAGCGCCGTCGAATAACGCGTATTGCGGCTGGTGCCAGAACGCAGGAACTTGCCGCCGATCACGTTGGCAGCGGTGTAAACATAGACCGGATCGGTCGCCATGTCTGCCGACGCCACCACACTGCCGCCAGCCCAGTAAGACAGCCCGCGAAAAATCGAGGCCATGTCTTGCAAAACCTTGATGGCAGGCGCCTGGTCTTGCAGATAAAGATTGCAAGTGAAGCGCGGTTCCATCCCACCTTTACCATCCGGCACCAGCTGATCGCAATATTGGCCAATGCGATACAGCACCCATTTATCGACCTGGTTGGTATCGATCAAATGCCCGATACCGTAACGGTCGTGCAATACGAGATCGCGAAAACACCAGGCCGGATTGTCGGTCCATTCCGGTTTGAAAGTGCCATCCCACGGACCGCTGTAGACGCGTGTGATCGGATCGTAATTACTCGGCACCTGAATAATTCTGCCGTACAGATCAAAGCCACGGCGCGGCACCCCGGAAAACTGTGAAGCATCAATCAGCATGCCGATAATGGCCGAGACTGGGTAACGCAGCTTGGCGTCGATGACCTCGGTATACGACTCAATGTTGGTGGTGTCGACAATGCGATTGCTATTGGCATTCGCGGTCAGGCGCCGCACCCGGATCTGCCAGCCGGAAATACTGGACTTCGGCAATTCGATCCGATGGCTGCGCGCATATTTGCTGGTGGCCTTGCCACTAAACGCGGCTACTATCACCGGAACAAAGGCGGCACCATCCGTAGACAGGTCTACCGCATAGTCAATCCGATAGCCGCCAACGTTACCATTGGCCGGGTCGGTCTGACTGATGGCCGGCAAGGAAAGACGCAGCCGGATCGCGTTCAATTGCCGATTGGTGATCGACTTCACCCAGGGAGATGCCGACTTCAGTTCAGTAGAGACGCCCAGTTCGTTCTCGATTTCCGGAAATCCGGGAATGTAAGTCTGATCTTGCGTGCCATTCCGAAAATCGTAACGAAATCCGCGAAAATTGTATGAGCCGTCCGCATTCTGCAACGGTGTTTCATTCAAGTAGATTGATTGCGCGCCGTTGACCAACCCGCGTATAGGGCCTTCCGACACCAGGTCCAGCACGCGCGCATAAGAAATACTGTGCAGACTATCTGGCGACTCGATTGCCGCCGTGGCACTATCGTCGCCGCCTTTGCCACCACCGCCGTATCCAATAATGCCTCTCATTGCTGATCCTCGGCCACGATACCTGCTGAGATCACCGCCGAGCCAACCACCGCGCGACCGTAAAGCAAGCTAACTGCCTTGCCTTGGGCGCTGGTGTTGACTGGACCATTGAAGTTATAGCTGGCCCCGTTGTCGACATTGTCTCTGGTTGAGAGGCCGCCCTGTTGCGGTGACAACATTTGCACAATGCCGCCCGCCATCATGGAGGCGCCCATCACGATCAAGGCCGAACCAAACGGCGCACCGGCCCCAAACGTGCCACCGGTAATGATGGCGCCCACCACGATCAGCACCGCGCCCACAATCGTCTGCAGCAGACCGCCGCGCTTGCTGCCCTGCATCACCGGGGCAATACGAATATCGTCGTCGCCAGTCGGATCTTGCAGATGATCTCGACCTATATTGCGCCGCCCGACAAACACGGCAAAGGTGATGCCACGCTGGCGACCGCTCATCAATGCCCGCTCGAAACCGGGCAACATGATGCGCAGTGCGTGCACCGCCTCAGCTGCGCTGCATACGGCGAGATGATGCACACGGCCGCAGGTGGTACCGAGCGTTCCGTATAGCCGGATAGTTTTGAGTGGTTGTTGCATGGCTCAGAAAGTAAAAAAGCCGACGTGAAGTCGGCTGGTTGCGGTGAGACAGTGTCAGGCGGGGCGGTAGCGCACAATCAACCGCGTAATTTCGCGCCAGTGGCCGCCGTAGACGTCACGTGTCGATAGCTTGTTGTAGAGGTGATGCAAGAACTCGCTGTTGCCGATATACACGCCGGCATGATTGGCCACCCTGGCTCCGTACTGCATGATAATCACGTCGCCGATCTGGATGTCGCTCGCGTCAACCGCGACAAAACCGGCCACGCGAAACTGTGTCATGTATAAATCGTCGCCACTGCCATCACGCCACCAGCCGTCGCGCCGCGCAAAGTCTTTCAGCGTAATGCCCCGCTCGCGCTGATACCAATCGCGAATCAGGGAATAACAGTCCAGCACGCCATGAAAGAAGCCGCGCCCCACCAGTGGCGCCTGATACCCGCATGGCGCGTGGGTAACCAACTCAGTGGCAACCGGACCATCAGGCCCGCCATCGACCCGGATGATGTGCCAAATCAATGCTGATGCCTCACAAGCCACCTTGTCGCCCTCGCTCGGTCGCGCTGGCTCATCAGTGTGCGAATGCACCAGCGCCACTATTTGGCCCTTATCTTCCGCACAGGCATATTCATCGGCGGGGAGAACGAAATGCGCGTTCTTGTCCTCCGGGTCGGCGGCATTGCGGCACGGCACATATGTCTCCACACCATGTTCGATGATCACCAGACCACAACACTCGCGGGGATATTCCGCAATCGCGTGCGCCCGGATCGCTTCTTCAGTCGCTGGATGCATGTCAGGCCCTCATCAGATCGGCAGCAGGGAAGCCACCAAACGGTAATTCATTGAATTCGCCAAAGCGGCATTTGCAGGAAGAGATACGTTTGCCGCAACGATCCAGCGCCCGCTCGCTGACTGGATGGTCACTTTTATCGAAGAAAGCAATCCCAGTCCAACCGCAGTAAGGGCCGCGATATTCAAAACTACAGAGATTGGCAATGATCTGCCGCCGTGGCAGCTTCAGACCATCCAGATCGAGCGCCGTGGCGAGCTGGAATTCGATATGCTCGCCATCATCTTCGGTGCGCTGATTGATAAACCAGATTTCGGCTGGCAAGTGCTCGTCGGGATTGGCATCAGGATTGCCATCCGGGAAGTTCACCGCATCCAGGAAACGCCCCAGCGTGATATGCCGGATCAGTTTGGCCCCGACCAAATCATCCAGAAAAATACATAAGGCGCTGATTGAGCCATCAATATCGCCGACCGTCAGCTTCGGCGATGGCTGCTGCCCTTCACCGGTTTTGCTGAAGCCCTCCACTACAATCGGCCACGGCGCAAACTCGCGTCCTTGCCACCAGATCGAACCCAATTGTTCATAGCCGTGAAACAATAATTCATCGCCGCCGATGCCACCGGCATCCAGTTCGAACAATTCGACCTTTTCACCGACCTCCAGCTGTTGGATGTCTGCAAATATGCCCATGCTAAAAGCCCTCTTTGAAGGTGACCGTCAATGTGTAGACGTCGGCCCCGAGATCTTTGGTTGAATAACCGTCCGGCGTCTTGATCAGCACCTGCTTGCCGAACGGCTCGGTCCAATAAAACGAACGCCAGCCAGCATGTTCATCGAGGAATTGGCAGATCTGCGCGATACGCTCTTGCTTACCGGTAAAACTCAGCGACCACGAACTTGAACGGGCATTGATGCCATCGCCCGCTGACTGCTCGTAGCCATCACCAAGCTTGGCAGACAAGGTTTTGAATTTAGGTGTCGCCGTCAGATTGTTGTTGGGCGTCCAGGTAAAAGTGCGCTTTGTCATCAGCCCCCCATGCCATTATGCAAACGCCAGATCTTGCCGCCTGGTGCGCACTCACGGTAGACCACTGCTTTCGCCGACTCCGAGACCATGCTGGCCAGTTCCTTCGCGGTCTGGTTCTGCGTATCTGCGGTGGTGCTCGATTGCGCCCCCGCCTGAGTAATATCAATATCGGTAATGATCTGAATCACGGGAGCCTGACCACCACCACCGAGCGAACGCACGCCGAGCGAGCCATCCGCTGCCCGCGTCAACGGCATGATGGCTTCTGGCCCGGCTTCCCCCGCAATACCGGCCCCCTTGGCAAAAGCGAAGAGTGTCGGTTTGGTCAGCACCGTATTAGCGTATTCGTGCAGGCTCGGCGAGGCATAGACATCGCCGAGGGCATTTGCCTTGAAGCCCACACCACCACCTGCCTGCGAATTCCAATAATCCGCCGTACTTGCCCCCGACGACTCAGCCCCCGCCCCTGCGCCACCGCCGAAATAGTTTGCAGCCGCGCTGATGGCAAAATTGAACAGACCCGAGATAGCGGCCCGTGCCTGCATCTTGGCGATATCCGAAATCACTGATTTCGCCAAATCTGAGAATGAAAGCTTGCCCGTAGTTACGAACGTCGCCCAGGCATCCTCCATGCCCCGCGCTGCACTGGTGAACATGCCCTCTACCTGCGAAGCCATGTTGGCAGCAGCATCGCGATAATTCGCCATGAAGCGCGTGGCGCCACTCCAGCCGTCGGCCTGTGTTTCTTTCAGGTTCGCAGTGAACTGGCGCTCCAGATCGATGCGCTGCTGGATATTGGTTTGCAGTGCGGCAATCTCCTGCTCGTACTGACCCCGGCTGATACCGCCGTGTGCCGTGCCTTTTTCCATTGAGCGGCGCAGCGCCTCTGCGGCTTTGTCGTACTCCTGCTGCAGCTGATTGATACGGCTCAGCTCATCGCGGTCGACATCACCCAGGCCGGTGCCGGCAATCAGATTGTTGATGGCCTGCTTGCGCGTCACATACGCGGCGTTGAGCGAATCAACATATGCCTGTACATCGCGCCGGTTTTTTTCCATCAATGAGCGCGAGTCGTTGCCGTACTTTTCCTCATTCGCCAGTTGCTCATCACGGACACGCTTTTGCAGATTGCGCGCCTCTTCGAGTGCTACCGTATTGCGCTTGCGACCGGCGACCTCGGCTTGCTGGTCAGCGATCTGCAATTCTTTCGTCAGTGCCGATTTCTTGGCTTCATATTCCGCTGACAGGTATTGCTGCGTGTCGAGCAAGCCGATATCGTATTGCGCCTTGATGTTTTGGTTGACCTGCTTGAGCGCCCGCTCCTGCTCCTGGAACTGCCCCTGCAGCGCCTTGAGTTCGGTATTGATGCCGACCTCACTGGACTTGGCCGCTGCCTTCGGCTTGTTGCGCTCTTCAATATCTTTGCGCAGTTGGGCGTACAGGCCGCCGCCAAGCGGCTTGCCATCTTCGGTGAAGTCAACATTGTCCAGACGTGCGTTGCGGTCGCCGGTGCGCTGCGCTTCGAATTGCATATTGCTGAAGCGTTCGTCCAGCTTGGCCAGCTCGACCTTCTTGCGGATATTTTTGTCGATAGATTCGCTTTGCGTATCGATGGCACGTGCGGCCTCGATGGACGCCGCAGAGGACGATGCTGCCTCTTTCTGGATAGCCGCTGCCAGTTCCTGCGCCTTGCCGCGCTGTTCCAGATTGGCAATCAAGGCAGAGAATTGCCGCTTGTCATCGTCGTTGGCGCCAGGCGATGCCATGCGTAGCTTCAGATCGGCAATCTGGCGCTCGATAGAATTGTCGGTGAAGAATTTGACAACCGACTCGAAGTAGCCCACCGCCGAGCGCTTTGCCTCATCCCAGCCGCGTGCGATCAGACTTTGGTTCTCGCGAATCTGCACAGTGCGGGTAGCCATGCCATCGACATAGGCTTGCTCGGCCAGATTAGCAGCGCCCTGGGCATCGCCCTGGCGCTCCAGGGCGGCGATCTGGTCATACACCGATTGCGTCAGATAGTGGTACTGCTCATTGAGCTTGGCGCTGGCTTCGGCCGGCTTTTTCGCCAGCTCCTCAAACTGCTCGACGGTCTTTTGTACCGCCTTTCCGGTGGTGGCCTCCATCTCCACGGCTGTCTTGGCGATCATGCCGATCTGCTCAGAGGTGAACTTGCCGCTCGACGCCAGTGTCAACACGGCCTCACGTGCCGAACCGACGCTACCCATGGCGCTCGATGCTTCGCTCGCCAATTCATGCAAACCGCTGGCGGTGGTACCGGCATAATTACCGGTCAGCACCAGCGCATTGTTGAACTTGGTTTGCTCTTCCGCTGCTTTGTAGGCGCCAAACGACAATGTCGCGACTACGGCCACCAACGCACCAATCATCAGCACGGCCGGCGACAGCAAGGTTGCCATCAAACCGCTGCGCTCGGCAAAAATCGAAAACGAGCGACTGGCAGCACTGAAGTCGCCACGCCCCAATTCCCGTGCCAGCACCCCCAGTTCGCGCCGCGCCCCGCCTGATTCCAGACTGAAACCGTGCATTGCCTTTTCGCTGGCGGCAATTTTTTCGATGAATGGCGTTGCGTCATTGGCAACGCCCAGTTGCGCCGCCCGGTATTCCAGCATCTGCTTCGATGTCATGCCGGCAGTGGCGGCTTGCTCTTTCAGCTTGGCAATGAATTCGTCTGCCTTGGCGCTGGCCTGGGCGCTCGATTTCACCAGGCTCAGCTCGGAACTGTCGAGTTGCTTGACCGCTGCCGTGTATTGCTCGGCCGATATCCGGCCCTGCTGCCACAGTGACAGCAACTTATCGGTCTGGGTCTGCAGTTCCTTGGTCGAGCCGGCACCGCGTCCAATGGATGCCAGAGCCCGGTTGACTTCATTGACTTGGTCGGCAGTCTCTTGCAGGCTGCGATTTTGTGCCGCAAAGCTGACGCTGGCGCCGGTCGATGGCGCCGCTGTCTTCGACGCTTCCGACAGCTCACGTGCGGCACTGGCAGCAGCCCGCGATGCTTCGATTTCCCGCCCCAGTGCCGCCGTCTTTTCCAGCGACGCTGCTACCAATGCCTTGATGCGAGCGCTGGCGGCGACTTCGGATTCTGCCGTCTGCGCCGCGGCCTGTGCCACGGCAATGCCGGCACCAGCAGAAGCACGCTGCGCTGCTTCCAGCTGACGCCAGCTGGCAATCAACGGTGCCGCCGCATCACTGAGCCCGAGCTGTGCCGCTTTCAGTTCGAGTGCCGCAATCTTGCCGCCTTCGACTGCAACCACCTGGCGCTGCAGGGATTCGAGAAAGCGGGTCTGCGAGTTACTGTACTGCTGCGCCGTCTGGGTTGCCGCTACGCCAATGGTGTTGAGCGCCGTCACCGACTTGACCGACGATTGCGTTACCGATTCGCTGAACTGGCCGGCGCTGCGCGCATGCTTGACCATGTCGGCATCGAACTGATCGCCTTCGGCGGCGAGCACAATGGTGGCTTTGCCGACTACATCACTTCCGCCTGCATCACTCATTGACTGCTCCAAAATAAGAAACCGCCCGCAGGCGGCTTGGTACTACTCACGCATGGCGCGCATGGCTTCCATTTCCATGATACGGATGCAATCGAAAATATCGCGCCACTGCTTGCGCTTGATGTCAAACATCCTCAACACCGTCGGCAAGACCTGATAGTCAAGGCCCGATGCGCCACCGGCGCCCACGCGCCACTGCGAACTCAGCGCCTCAAATACCCGAACGGCATCAAAGTTCTGCGGCCAGACATCGACGCCGGCCACCTCATCCAGGTCTGCACGCAGCAGGCCAAGCGCAGCCAGCTCTTCATCACTGGCCGGCTTGTCATACAGATAGCGGGCAGCGGCGATCAGTTTCCCGAACGGGCCTTGGTCAGTTCGTCGGTGTACTTCTTGAAAATCCGCATGGCGGCACCGTTGTACTTCTTGACCAACAATTCAAGATTGTCGCGATTGAAAGGCACATCGACGCCACTCCATCCGGTGACAATTTCCATGATGCCGTCGATGTCGCCGAGGTCTGCCAGGCGGTTCATGTAATCGCTCAGTTCGTCGGCATCCTTGTAGGCGAATTCGAACTTGATGCGTCCGGCCGATGCGCCGGGACGCGGAATTTCGACCTCGGCCTTGAAGGTCGGGTCGGGGGTCAGCTTGAACATTGCAGCTCCTGGTAAGGTTGTGGATAGCGCTTATGCGGCGTAGCGCGTCAGACGCGAGATCAGCGACAAGCTGGTGGTGACTTCCATGATGTTGTTCTTGCCCATGCTGGGCGTCTGATTGAACGACACATAACCGTTGTAATAGATGGCCGAACCGCCCGGCAGCTTGAGACGGAACACGCGTGGCTGACGGTCCAAATCGGCCTTTTCCAGCACAGCGTTATGCTGCAATTCCGGATCGTCGGCGGTCTTGATCTTGATGCTGGTCGGCGACTTGGTGGTCGGCAACTGGCGCTCTTCGTCGTCCGACAGAAACGAGTAGCTGGCGAAGTTCTGATCGCCGCCCGACGTGGCAAAGTCAGTGATTTGCTGGATTTCAGTCCAATCGGTGACCGCGCGCACCTTGCCGCCGCCGCTGCCGGCGAGGAAGCGATCGGCATCGGTGGTATCGATTTTTTCCAGCGTCACCGCATCAATAAGCACGGACTTGGCACGGGCAACGCGACCATCCAGGCCGGTCCAGCCAGAACCGACCACCAGAATCTGACCGGCAATGACCGCGTGGCCATCCTCCAGCGTCGCCACTGCTTCCAAGGCGTTGCTGATGGATGCCATTGTGTGTTCTGCCGAGTAACCGGATGCGATGGAAAAAATCGCGCCATTGGGTAATTTCACTCCCATGATGTCTACCTTTCAAAAATAAAAAAAGGCCCGCTGAAGAGCGAGCCGAAGAGGGCTGAATCGAACTTGCTATAAGCACTACACCGGTAAAAGCTGTTGAAGTCAGATTTTGGCAAGAATATAAAAATCACAACTGCGCCGATAGGTATTCACGTTGCTTTCGTAATTGCTGAAAGGTGCCCCCACCGGCCGCGCCAAAAGTGGTTCACCACACAGCCGCTGACGCAGGCTTGTCATTACCTCATTGGCTTGCGTGCGACTGTCGCCGAACACATCGATTTGCATGCGCACGATGTCACAACCAGATTCTCCGGAAAGATAGGCCACCGGCGCGCCGCCAACTTGCTGCAGTGTGATGTAGGGTCGCGCGACGCCGGCGGGAACAATATCAAAGTGCGCACCACCGGAGGCCAGGTCATCCACCAGGTCCTGAACGATTTTTTCTATCATTTCCGCATCTCCGCAATTGCCTTCTGCACGTTTTCAGCCAGTTTGCTGCGCATGGCATCGATTGCCACATCTTTTTTCGCCTCAAAAGAGGGGCGTAAAAACGGATGTGCCGGCACAAATATCGCGCGATTCGCCGCACGATGTGCTTTATAGGTGATGCCTTTCGGTCGTGGCGGCACATACCAGTGACCGCGCTCTACCCAGTCGCCATAAAAGGCATCTGTTGTTGATTTCTTTCCTTTGCGCCAAGACACAAAATACACCTGGCGTCTATCGGTAGACTGCTCGGGGATGTGCTTCTGATAGATCGCCTCTTTCAGGATGCCGCTTTTTTCCGGGGCGCGGATTACCACCTCATCCTTAATGATGGTTGCGCCAGCATTGGCTGCCGAGCGCAACGCATCGCTACCGACTTTGGCATTGAGCGATAGCAATGTCTGCTCCAGATCATCAAAGCCTTGCAGTGAAATATCAGCCATTGTTCAGTCCTGATGAACACATCAGTTGCAGCTCCACCATGCTGCCCGCCCGATCCAATACCGCCTCGATGTTGTAAATTGCCTCACCCACCATAACACGCATCTTCGAAGTAATACCGTCCCGGTACCGGATGCGGAAGGTGGTTGTGATTTCACTTTGTGCGGCTTGTGCGGCAAGCAACTCGCGGCCGCTCAAATCTTCTTTCTTTGCCCACACATCGACCAGTTTTGTCCATTCAGTGTTTGGATCGCCAAAGGCATTCTTTCCGACCGGCGGCAACTGAATTTGAATCTGCCATTTCAACTCACCGGCTCGCATCAGACCCCCGGCGAAATTCGGTGTGGCCGCAAAAAATGCCGCGACCCCATGGGCAACTCGGCGCCGACAGTGCCGATCAGCACGTCCTCGCGGTTGTCGTACAAATGGCCGGCAATAAACAACATGCCGGCCTTGATGTCTGCCTGTATCAGCATCGGATTGCGGCCTGCGGTGCCGTCTGCAATCGCGGCATCCATGGCCTCCTTGTCCGGAAATACGCTCCGGTTCAAATAGGCGATGGCATTGAGTTCGGCGGCCTCGATCGCCAGCAAAAGAAATGGACTGTCCCTTTCGGCGGCATCAATCCGTTTGTAGCCGATCAACAAATCCGGTGTAAGAAACATGCTTATTTCGCCGGTGTTTTCGACTCTTTTTCATCGACCGCGCCGAGGCTTTTTGCGGCATCCAGCAACTCGGGCGGGCATTCTTCGCCGGCCTTGTAATCGACTGGATAGATTTCGCCCTCAGGCACGCCCTGGAATGGCTTTTTCAATTTCATGATGACTCCGATGTGTGAAGTGGCAAACCAGCCGGGCTATGACAGCCCGGCATGCTGGCAATTACGCGCTGATTTTGAGGCCGCGCAGCGGCTCCGGATTGAGCAGACCACCGCCGACGCGCTTGGTGGTGTAGAACAGCACGTAAGGCTTCTTGGTGTACGGATCACGCAACACCCGAATACCGATGCGGTCAACAATCTGGTATCCCTGCTTGAAGTCGCCAAACATGATCGGAACGGCATTGGCGGCCGCGTTCGGCATATCCGGCATTTCGGTGACCGGGAAGCCAGCCAGGGTAGCTGGCTGGCCCAGCACATAGGATGGCTGCCACAGGTAATTACCGTCGCCATCTTTCAATTTGCGGGCGAGGCCTTGCGTGGCACGATTCATGACGAAACGCGCATTACCGGTAAATGCAGACGGCAGCGAATAAATCAGATCGATCAGGCCGTCCGATGTCAGCGCTGCAGCTGCGCCGCTGTTGATCAGTTGGATGGCTCCCAGCGGGTGTGCTGCCGCATTGGCGCCACCGGTTACATAGGTCAACAGACCTGCCGGCTTCTTGGTGCCATTACCGGACACAAAGGCCAAGCCTTCTTGCTTGGCGAATTCAGTTTGCACCTCGCCCGCAATGAACTGCTCCAGATTGATTTCGGAATCATCCAGAATTTGTTGCGTCGCTGCCGGGTTGGCATAGATTTCACCCGATGGGAAAGCGAACGGCTTGAATTGCGATGTGCCGGTTTCCGGCCGTTCGTCGGTTTCACCGACCCAGCCGCTGCCGGTGCCACCGACATTAACTAGCTTGCTGAAGCCGGCACGCGAGGTTGTTTGCACCGCGGCGATCGCGCGCATTGGCGATACCAGTACCAGCTTATCGAGAATGGTGCGGTCCCATTCAATTGGGGTAACGTAACCGCCCTCTTCCGCTACGCCCTTGTTCAATGCGGCATTGACTTCATTACCGGTTTTCATGAACGAGGTGAATGCGTCGGAATATTCCTTGTCTTGCGGCGTGTGGTTGCCACCAGCCCCCATTTGCGCGGCAGCCATCTTGATGTTGGTGTCTTCGATTTCCTTCTGCAGCTTGTCGATACTGGCGCTGATCGCTTCGACCTTAGCAGTCTGGTCTGCAGACGGCAGTCCTTTGCGAATGTCATCCACTTGCTTGGTGTGCTCAGCACGGAAATCGGCGAATGTCTTGTTCATGGTTTCAATGGCCTGGCGCAGTTCTGCCGGGACAGGGTCGCTTTCAGCGAATACCCGGATCAGGCCACGAGGAATGGGGCGTAAGGTTTGCATTTTCAGCCTTTCAATGATTGTGTAAATGAGTGCAGCAGGGCTGCCATTTCGGTGCCAGCGCTCGGCGTGGCGATAGTTCCGGCAGCGCCCGGCGTGCCTGAAAACAGTGCTCTGAGGGCGTCGCGCCGCACAGATCGGGAGTGGCCGGCGCGTGTCATCGCGGCTTCGACCATCGAAAGATATTTTTTACCGGCTTCGGCCTTGGCGCCACTGGCGACCACATCAGCAGCGATCATGCCGGTAGCGAAGCCATCGCGTACCGCCTGCTCAGCGCCGATCCATGTTTCACCGTCCATCATGGCGGCGATGTCTTTGGCGGCGATACCGGAGCGTGCTGAATATACCTCCGCCATGGCGGCATCAAACGGCGCCAGCACTTCGGCAACTGCCAGAAAATCATGGCGATTTCCGGCTGCCATGCCCCAGGCGTTGTGAATCATCAAATCTGCGCCGACGCCCATCAGGATGTCGTCGCCGGCCATGGCAATGACCGACGCCGCGGATGCCGCCAACCCTATCACCCGGACCGTGACTCGTCCTTGATGCTCGCGCAGCAGGTTGTAAATGGCCACGCCTTCGAAGAAATCGCCGCCAGGCGAATTGATATTGACCTGGACATCGACATTGCGACCGATGGACCGCAGCGCGGCACTGATGCGCTTGGCAGTGACGCCCTCGCCGTCCCAAGTGGTACCGATACGGTCATAGATAGAGATGGATTGAGGCTCATCCGCGGCGGCGCGAATTTCCGGCTGCCAACGCTCCAAGGCATCGGGACGCATGTCGAATTGCGCCTGCTGAATCGAATTTTCAGCGTGGATCGCAGGCAATTTAAGCAGGCTCATTTTTGGCGACCTTTTGTGACATTTGATTTTTGAGAGAGTTGGCTTGCGCTTCGCCAGATTCCGGCAGATCAGACAGTTCGCGCACTTCGTTTTGACTCATCCAGGGCGCTTGTCCACCAGCGCCGAGCGCCTTGGCGAAGAAGTCAGCCTGGTCTTTCAGGGTGCCGCGCAGCAAGGCGCGCTCGTTGTATTTGAACTCCATGTCATCCATCTCGCGCTCGCTCAACATGACGCGGGCGGCGGCGTCTTCCCAAGTCTTGAAGCGATGCGCAAGGGCGTACCGGACGAAAAAAATCGCAAGTTGCTCGACACCACTGCCCCAGCTGGTGTCATCCATCATCAGCAGCGGTCGCGGCACACCGTAGCTGCGCGCCACTTCCTCAATCTGCATATTGCGGTTTTCGATGTGCTGCGCATCGGCGGCAGTATTTGCCCATTTACTGGCCTTGGCGCCACCTTCCAGCAGCAGGAACTTTCCCGCGTTCTCGGCGCCGGACGCCTCGTTTTCGACCGACTCCTTGAAGCGCTTGTATGCTTCATCGGATAACTCTTCCGGCACTTCGATGGCGCCGCTGGCCATGACGCCGGTGCGAAAAGTGCGCGAGGCTGCTTGTTCTGCCTGTTGCGCCAGATCGATAGCGCCACTGGCCAACGCCGCCCGCGATAAGCCGGTAATGCCATCCAGTGACAGATCGCGCAGGTGGAATACCTCATTAGCCTGCAAGGTAATTTGCACGCCGTCTGGCCGGGTATGCTTGTAGATCATTTCCCATGTGCTGGTCAGCTCACCTTTGGTGGTCAATGGATTCATTGGTATCAACTGAATCGGGCGCTGCCCAGAGCGGATCACGCGCGCGTAACCATTGCCATGTAACAAGACGTGCAATTCCAGCAGTTTTTTGAATTCCGTCGGTGTTTGCCAGTTATTCGGCTTGCGCTTGAATAAGCGATAGGCAGGATGCGTGGTGACGTGGTCTTTATCAGTGTTGCGATACTGCAGATTAAACGGCAGCATGCCAATAGATTCCGAAATCAGGGTGACGCAGCGCAGGACCGCGGTATTGCGCAGGTTTTTCATGGCCGGCGTGGAGCCTGAAACGGCGCCGCGCACGAACTCCAGGAAGGCGGGATCGTCGAAGCCACGGAATACCTCGCCGCCGGCGGCTTCCGCACGCGGGCGTAGCTCCGCCTGCGCCGCCTTGGTGGAGCGCATGAAATCAAACAAACCCATGGATAACCTTTATGCGTATCGAACGCCGCGTTTTTCGTAGACCGATTTCGGTGGTGGTTTCGGATTGAGGGACATCAACGAAACGGCGTTGAATGTCGCCATCAGCGGATCAATCTTGGCCGTCCCTGATGCCTGCTTGGTAATTAAGGTGGCGTTGCCGCGCGGCTCAACCTTGGCGTTGCCTACGCACCAAGCCATCATTGGCTGCCCGCCATGCTCGATCACCCCTTCGGCCAATTTGCGCTCAGTGGTTTTGATCGCTCCGCCGAGACGCCAGCCTTGTGAGATGCCGATAATCTTTTCTTGCGGAATGCCGGCGTCGACCAGCGCATCCAGAATGCCACCGATACCGGCCGGATCCGCGCCGACCTGATCCAGCACATTCGCCTGCTCGATTTGCAATACGACGGCAGCAATATCAAGCACGTCGTCGCCGATTCTTTCAACAAATATCAGGTCGCCTTGCTCTGCAAAATCGGTGAACCGGGATGCCTCCGATTTGCGCCGTTCCAACACGGATGGGTGCGCCCATGCGCGAGTCCAGAGAAGCCAGCGGCGTGTTTCCCGGTCGCGGCCGATGACTGCCAATCCCAGCAAGTCATCCAGGCCGCCGCCGTCGATACCGACATCCACCACTTCGGAGCGGGCAATCAGATCTTCCAGCGTCAGACCGACGATAACGCCTTGCTCTTCCCAAAAATCAGCGCCCGGCCAGCGGTCTGAACGCAAATTCATGCCAATTTCAACGTTCAGATGCTTTGCCAGGAATAGCTGCAGGCCGCCGCTGGTCTTGGATAAATTTTTCTTTAGCTGATCTTCCAACCATTCCGCACTCACCGACCTGCCGATATTCGGATTGGTGATGTAGAAATTGGCCGGGTCGAGGTATCCCTTGGATTTGATCAGCCGCGCGGGGAACTCATACAGGATGCCCAATGACTTCGGATCATCAATGATGCCGTCGCGCACATCGCGGTAGTAATTCAGCTTTTCCTTGTACACGCCAGCCGGTGGCTCGTCGCTCTGCGTGGTCAGGTAGATCACCCATCCCTCATCGCGTGATACCTGGCCGCCGGTGGCCTCCATGAACATGCCCTCTGCGTCAGGCTTGGTGCCGAACAGCCAGTGCTCATCCACCAGGATCCGGCCGGACTTCTTGCCCGACACGGTATCTGTGTCGGCTGCTACCACTTTGAGCGAAGCCCGATTCACCCGATGCGTGATCGTGCGGATGTGATCCTGAATGTGAAACAGGGTCGACAATTCTTCGTCGGCCCGGACCATGCCGGCGGCTGGCTTGAAACTGTTGTCGGCAACCTCTTTGGTCGGCGCCAGAATCAGATGCTCTTCTTCCTCGCGCCAGCACAGGATCAGGGCCGTCAGCATGATTCCTGCAGCAATTGTTGATTTGGTGTTTTTCTTGCTGATCAGCAGGAAAAATTCACGAATCAACTGCTTTCCCGTCTCGGGATCATTCGCCCCAAAAATGACGGAGACGAAATCAAATACCCATTGTTCGCTGCATTCGCCAAATGTTGGCTTGCCAGGGAGGTCGACAACACGCAATTCTTTGAAAATTGCCAGCGCCTGCTCTGCCTGCGAGGGGAATATCGGCGGCGGAATGATGGATTCCCCCTTCACCAGCCGACGTTCCCAGTCAGTACAGGCTGTACTCCATTTCATCATCGGACCTTTTTACCGCCAGATGCCACCAAATGCGGCGGCGGTGGTGGCGCGAAACGGCCCGCCAACCCCTTTGCCGCATCTTCGCGCTGCTCTTTCTTGCCACCCTCGCCTGGTTTCTGGTGAACAAACGGCATCAGTGCCTTGGCAGCATCGATACGGAGTTTTTCATCCAGCGCGGCATCGTTCATGGCCGCCAGCAAGAATGATTTCGGGTCCGAGTGCTGCAATGCCCGGTTTAAATCAAATGCTGGCCGCTCTGCCGGCGTCGGATTCGGCGCGGCATTGACCGGAGCCTGGCGCATCGCCTGCAGATAAATCGCAACGTCCGGATCTTTAACCAGTCGGGAGCCGGCGGCAGATGCCGTTTTGGCACTATATCCGGCAGCGATAGCCCCGTCTTTATTGGACTTTCCGGCGAGAACGGCATCCGCAAATGCCCTTTTCTTGCCTGTTAAAGCCATTAACAAATCTCCAAAATGAGAAAAAATTCTGCGCGTGGGAAAGCAAGTGGTCTAGAGCCGGAAAGCCTTCAGACTTTTACCCCCCCCCCTTGCCTCCGTGGCCGCATCGATGATGATTGGCGGCCCGCTACGCCTCTTCGCGCTGTTTATCGCCGCTGTGGTGCGTAGTGCACATGCTTTGCCAGTTGCTCTTATCCCAGAACAACGTCTGATCACCGCGATGCGGTGTTCGATGGTCGACCAGACTTGCATAGGGCGGCGCAACTCCGCGCTCCGCACAGATCAAGATCACATCCGCCGCATTGCAGTCGACGATGCCCAGGTCGCGCATGCAGTAAACGCAGAATGGATGCTTCGCCAAATAGCCAGCACGCGCCTTCTGCCACGCATATCCATAACCGCGCTGCGTGCTGCTTGTGCTGTCGGTGCGCCATGATCCCGGCTGCATCACTGGAACACGTCCCGGCGCTGTTGATAGGCGCGGCTTGAGTGTTTGTAATTTCATGCATGCCAACCCTGCGTCATCGACGCGATCACATCAAACCCCGCAAATAAAAAAGCCCGCGATCGGCAATCCGACAACGGGCAAACCCACCAAGATGATGAGAGAGGAGACTAGAAAATTGGGCCTCTAACCTGCGCTAGACCCCCAGAAGGCCGACGTCCTATTAGTGCGTTACGGCCACAATAATTTATTGATGATATTTCTCAACTGTGGGCGGCCTGGTGGTCAACCCCATCCTGATCCGCATTTCTTGGCTGATGTGCAAGAAGAACCGTTTACCGTCGTCGGCGGTCTGCCGAGTTACCAGCTCAAACTCTTCGTCATCGGTATCAACGTCCAATTCTTTGCGAAGGGCCAAAATAACGGGAATGCTCTCAGATATCAATCGCTCAATAACCGGCGACAGACGTTCAAGGGCTTCTGTCATTGCAATCGCATGATCCTTGTCACATTGAATTCGAAGCGGGCCGACCGGAGCCTCGTCAGCCCTCGTCTTTAACGTACTGATTTCTATTGCCGCCATACTTGAGTCGAAGAGCGCAGTATTCATGCTCAACGCATACCTCTGAACCAACCTAACTGTTTCAGGGCTTCCTATAAGTTGAATTCGCGCCACAGCAGCACCGAACAATCGTGCCTGCTCCATACGGATCTCTGGAGAAATATATCCACCGATCATTTCCGCGAGTTGCTGCATTGCCCGAACGGTCTCCAACAGAATAGGCTCGAATACTTCTTTTCGGAGAGCATATTCACGCGCCGCCTTATCCTTTCGACGACTGTGATAATTGCCCAACCAGACGACGACGATCGCAACAATAGGGCCTGACACCCATTTCAAGAAATCAAAGAGATCAATACCCATATTCGCCCCCCTATTTTTCAAATAATAGGAACACAGTATGCACTGCTTGGCGCAAAATAAAAAAGCCCCGAACCGTGAGGAGCGAGGCTTTGATAACTACCGATACTTGAGAAGATTCGCGAGACCCAAACATATCTTGCAAGTGGCCGCGCCGCGAAAAAATCTGCTCAAGTATCAATAATTTAGGGCGAGCGAACGCCCCACATCAAAATAATAACCAACTATGCCAAACAGCACAAGGAGTTTGTTTGCACTTAGGCGTATTTGAAATATGAATCACACTCTTTTGCAAGCTGATAGATGTAGTGGTAATCAAATCGACGGCCCAAATCGGGCTCCCAGTAGCGGCCATGTGCCAGCCAATGCCTAAATTTGAATGCCGCTTTAATTTCGGAGGCAAGCCGCTTTTCGATACCAGAAAATGCCACCCACGCAGTTAGTAGACTTTCTTCAAATTTCACTTCAGACCCGTGCTTTCTCTTTAACTTCCGAAGATGCCTAGAAAGGGGATCTTTGTCTTTATTCTGGCATCTCTTCAAATAATCAGTGCGCCACCTCGCCTCAAGATGAGCAAGAACCATCAAAGAGCTTTGTTTATCCTGCTCCGCAAGTCGCTCCTGTAGCTCAGTCAAAACAACATGAGGCAAGTAATCAAAAAAGCGGATTTTGGCAGACGGCGATGAGGACGAGAAATAATCTTGAAGTGAATTTTCAACATCATTGTGATGCACTGCGACATCTAACAAAGTCCTCTTCTCCGCCTCGTAGGTTACCACTCTACCCATTTGCCACCTTCAGGAGAAGATCCCTAAGACTTTCGTGAGTTAGATTATGAAAAATCATGTTAGGTGGAGCGTCTGCAATTTTCCAAACCAATGGATCGCCAACAACATTCTGCTCCGGAGGCGATGGCAACTCATCGTTATCACCCGTCGAAAACGAAATCAAGTCGTGGGCCGAGCGTGCACTGGCGCGTATCAGTGAGAGCTTACGCGTGCCTCGGGGGCCTACAACGTCGACTCTCCCGTTAGATCCAATCAGCATGGTTCCGATGGGATTCAGCGCGACATTGATTGTTCCAATCATGATTGACATTGCGTCCACTTCATAGGGCCCTGAAAACTGCTCCACCAACCGGACCTTTCTGTACGCGGTTTTCACCGTGCCCGCCTGAATGTATTGATCCAGCGCCGCTTCGGTGAGCTTATACAATTCCGAGAGATGTGCCTTCCAGCGCTCAAGCTCTTTTTCTTTTGAAAAAGTTGAATTTTCTGAAGCCTGTTTTTTTTCTGTTTGTTGCCGAACGAAGTCGTCGAAGGAATTTGCCATTTAACTCTCACCTAGTAGGAAGCCGAGACGTGTTGCCCTGCTAATTAGAGCATTCTACACAATCTCGGATGTCGCCCCCTGACTTAATCGAACACTCCACGCCTCTTCAACAACGGAAGAATTGCTTCTAACGCATCGGCATAACTTGCCACACCCGGGGCACGCTGGCGCCACACCATTGCGCCCGAGCCCCGGTTGCGCATCTCGATACCTATAGCTTGACGATATTGCGGCTTTAATGCGTCGACGCACCACTCAATCACTTCCATCTCGGCTTTCCGCACACTTTCTTCAGCGATCTCATGGGTGCTCTGCCATTGCTTACTGGACTGAGCCTGGCGGCTCGATGGCGAACAGCCAGGCATGCCAAGCGCCGGCCGATAAGCGGCAGACCAGTCGTGCCACTCTTGCAGCAGTGCGTCGGCGATTTCCTTGTATTCCATAGCTCTCCCAAATTCAACGTGATTCGCAGGGTCGCCGTACTGACGCGCCGGCAGCGCCCTGCTGTTTTCTTTTCCTGCTCGCGCCAGCATCAACGCCAGCATGTCAATCGTTTCTACCCGCTTGCTCATGCGTTCATGGCCTGGTAAAGCCGTGCAACATCTTTCTTGGCACCGCTGCGATGAAAGTCATTAACCCGCTGCACGGCCCTCATGACCTCGGCTTGGCTACACAAACCCAGCTGGATTTTGTACATGTCACGCCCTTCGGCAATTGCCGCCAATTCATGCGCGTAGCAGGTCGATTTGCCGGTGCTCAGCATGCGTATGCCGATGCCGTGCAGCTTGTCCTGAGCGTCATTGATCTGGTCTATGAGATTGGTGCCGATCTGGAAGTGCACTAGCGCCTCGGCGATGTTCATGCCGTTGGCCAACGTATTCCAGTCATCCCGGGCCGCCCGTCCTTGCCGCAATCGATCCAGCGCGACATCGACGTAACCAATCAGCTCAACCTGTTTATGCATCGGCAGCGTGTGCGCGCCGGACAATGCCCAGTTCATCGCCTGCGGATTTACCGGACGTGGCTTGTATGCCTTGTTGCGCTTTGCCTTAGCCATCATTCTGCCCCTTCTTCTTCAGCGCCCGCGCGGCATCAAGTGCGGCCTGGCGATTTTCGGGCGACACGTTCACCGGAGCTTCCGGCGTGGCTGGTTTTGGCGAGCTGATTGCCTGCCCGGATATTCTGACCGGCACCACTCCGCCGTTATCGATTGCCGCCTGTACCCGTGCCTTGAACGTGAACATCGATTCGCCCGGTTGCGACTTCAGGCCGAACTCCAATCCTTTTGCGGCCACGCCTTGCTCGGTGGCGAACCATGCGCCGTGGGAACCACCCTTGCCGGCGCCGCGCAGCTTCTCGTTGCGGCACCAGTTGCGCCAGGTGGCATCCCAGTCCCGCTTGCTGGCACTGCCACCAGTGGCAGCGATCCAATGGTCTTTGAACTTGTCGCCGATCATCCGGATGCCATCCTCGGTCCACGTCGGCTCAATCTCTGCCGCTGCTTTGGCATGCTTTCCCAAAAGCTTCCAGTCGTCAGGCAAGCGGGTACCGCGTGCCACCTTACGATTCTTTGATGGTTCTCTTTTGGTTTCCTTTATGGTTCTGGGTGCGAGATCTGCGGGGGTGGA